GCCAGGGGGCGGGGTGGTGATCGGCTGGTATTCGCGCAGCCAGACATACTTGAGCATCTGCACGGCGATCGCGAGTGACATCACGCGGTCGTCGTGCGGACTGCCGTGCATCTTGCCATCACCCTCACGGATGAAGGTGCGCAGCTCGGCGTGCGTCTCGACATCGGGGACCATCAGCTCGTTATCGCGCATCGCCCGATTGAGCTCGTCGATGGCGACCGGCTTGGAGATCGCCGTCGTCCGCCAGCCCAAGATGTCACCAGGCTGTGGCGTCTGCGCTCGGTTGAGCGGGCGCTGGCGGTAGATCGGGTTGTAGAGGACACGGTGCAGCGCCTTGTTCGTCGACAGCCCGTGGTTGTTGGCCTCTATACCTACGAGCGCCTGGTTGTACCAGCGCCCGAGGTTGAACAACACGTCGCTGCCGAACAGGTCAGCGTCTACCCTGGCGTGATAGCACGCGACCACGCGACGCGACTTGGCTTCGATCACGAAGGCGCACGAGAAGTCTCCGTGTTCGAGTCCTTCTGCAACGTCAGCTCCGATGACGTAGCGCATACCTTCCTGTGGGGCCTCCCAGAGGCGCAGCGGGCCACCCTCCTGAACGAAGACTGGCCCCGTCGCTTCCGCCTTGAGGTAGCCGCGTTCGGGTTCGACCGCGACCATTGCTTTGATCGCGTCGATGTTGAATACCGGGTGTCCGGATCGCAGGAACGCCTCATCGGCGTCGGTCGGGTACTCCTGGGCGAGCTGCCAGTCGGGCAGATCACGTGCCTTGCTCTCGTACCATTCCTGATCACGGTCACCGGACCACCACGGGAAGAACATCCCCTTGAAGCGGTTCGCCCCGTTCTGGGAGCCAACCCACAGCTTGTGGAAGAGATTGCCCTCACCGTGAGCGGTGCCGAGCATGATCACCCGACCGCCGACATCAGCGATTGGTTCGATCGCGGCCCAGGCTTCCTCACTGTTGGGGAGAAGACCGAGCTCATCGACGACCACCGTGTACACCGACTCACCGCGAGCTGGGTCGGACGCGCTGGGAAGCGATTCGAGATAGCTCTCATTCGAGAAGCCGATCCGGGACTGGTTGACGTTCATCACCGGCCCGCGGAACTTCATCCAGTCGGGGAGGAAGCGCCCCCCGTACTTCGCCTTCTCCAGGAGCTTGACCGCATCTCGCTCGGTCTTGCTCAACATGACGATGGCGCGGTCGGGGTAGAAGAACGATAGCCAGAAGCAGAACGTCGAAATCAGGGTGGAGAACCCGATCTGGCGTGCCTTGAGGGCGATCGAGTAGCGCTCCGTCAGCCACATGTAGACGCACTCGATCTGGCTGTCGAACAGCTGGAAGCGGATGCGCCCCCGCTCGGGGTGCCTGATCCACCAGTGATTCGCGCAGAAATGCAGGAACGCCTGCATCTTCTCGTCCACGGTGGAGAGCTCCCACGGTGGGGCGCAGCGCCGCCACTCCCGCTCCTGGACGAGGTCCTCCATCGAGTACGTGACGCTCACGCCGTGCGCTGCCAGTAATAGATGGTCACAGCAGCCGGTGAGTTGACAGCGATCGCCGGGCCAGGATCGATAGCAACCCACGTGCCGGGCATCGGCGGAGGAGTAGCGAGCACGGAGACGAAGACGCTGCCGACCGGCCAGGCAGCCGAGACGTCACCTGGGATACCTTGGGGACCCTGGACACCCTGAGCGCCCTGGGGGCCGGTGTCGCCAACTGGACCCTGGGGACCTGGGAGTCCTTGGGGACCCTGCGCGCCCGGATCTCCTTGCGGGCCCGCAGGGCCCCCTGGTCCAGTGGCCCCGGTTGCCCCCACGTTTCCCTGGGGGCCCTGCGGTCCTGCGGCACCGGTGGGACCTTGGAGGCCGGTCGCGCCAGTGTCACCTTTGGGTCCTTGTACCCCCTGCGGCCCGGTCGGACCCGCAGGTCCGGTGGGTCCTGCTGGTCCGGTCGCCCCGGTGTCACCCTTGGGTGCGGGCGGGGCCCAGTAGACGTCGTTGTCCGCCGCCGATGCCTTAGCCAGCACGGTGCCCGGTGCACCGTTCGGGGGATACGTCGCGCCGCCACCACCTCCACCCTGGGCGAGCAGTCGCTGGAGATCGAAGAACGCCCGGCGCTCGGCCGGGGTGTTACGGGGCTGGAAGCCCGTCTGGCTGGGTGTCTTCGCCAAGGATTAACTCCGCACGCTGCTCGGCCAGACCTCGAGCGATGAGTTGCTCGATCTCGTCGTCGCTGAGCATGCTCAGCGCCTTGGACGAGACCTGCACCTCGACACGCTGCGGTCCGATGGCTCCGATCGTTTCCAGGTACAGCTTGGCAGCTTGGACATGACGTGGCGAGCGATAGTCGATGGCGGCCATGTACAGCGTCTCCATCACCCGCTGGCGTTTGTCCTCACCGCCGATGACCTCGTCGCTCTCATCGCGCCAGATGTCGCGGAACTCCCGGTCGTTCTTCCAGTTGTAGAGCGTCTTGGGTATGACGTCGAGCTCCCGAGCGAGTTCGCGCTCCGTGGCTGGGACGCGCTCCTGCGGCGGGGTGGTCAGCCACTCGATGTAGCGCATCTTCTTCGCGTCCTGAGCGACAGGCACGTACGGACGCGGCATGCAGGCATTGTGGTTGATCAGGATCTTCTTGACAAGCTGACACCAGAGTGGTACCGTCTAGGTATGGCAACGAGATCGATCCGGTTCCCACGCGAGCTGCTCGATCGCCTCGACAAGGAGGCCGACAAGATGGAGCTCTCGACCAACTGGCTGATCATGAAGCTCTGCCAGGAAGGGCTCGACCGGCTCGAGTCAGAGCTGCGCATCACGAAGGACATCAGCCTGCGATGAGGGTGCACGAAGACTGGCGCTACTGCCCGCACTGCGAGCTGCCGGGTCTGCCGCCCGAGCAACACGAGTGCAAGTTCTGCCTCCGCGATGAACGGGACGAACAATGATCCTCGTCGGCATCGACCCCGGGGTGACCGGAGCACTATCGATCTTCGTCGGCGGCGAGCTGGACGGGGTCGAGGACATCCCCACGTTCGACGGGCGCATCGACGGCATCGAGCTGGGCGCGCTGTTACAGGGTGCTGACATGGTGTACCTGGAGAACACCCACCCGATGCCGAAGAACGGTTCGATCGCCAGCTACAAGCTGGGCCTCAACACCGGGATCATCATCGGTGTCGCCCAAGCCCTGGCGATACCCCTCGTCCGTATCTCGGTGCACGCCTGGCGCAGCTGGAACGGGCTGGGCAAGGTGTCGAAAGACGCCAGCCGCGGCCTGGCGCGCGAGCTGTACCCGCACATGCGCGACGAGCTGCGCCTCGCCAAGCACCACAACCGCGCCGAGGCGATCCTGATCGGCCGCTACGGCGTCTACCGCCAGATACATGAGAGGAACAGCGATGGGGAAAGTGCAACTGCTGATCGGCCCGCAGGTGACCGAGCTCTACGAGCAGACCATGGCACAGATCGACACCCTGCGGCTCGAGCGCAAGCACATCAACGAGCAGCTGCGCGACCTGGTGGCGGACGCCCGGGAGTTGCGGAAGTACGTCCGCTTGTTCGACCCTGACCGCGTCCGCCCGTTGAAGCAGCTGGACGATGGCGATGAGCAATGACGGCGAGGAGTTCTTCACCGAGGAAGAGCCCCGGGCGAAAGATTTCCGTCGAGCTAATGGGGCACCGCTGGTCCGCCAACTGGACGATCCGACGAAGTGGGACCGCTACTCCCGTCCATCTGCGTGGGGCGACGATCTGGACGACGAGTCCGCCCTCACCCTCTGGAAGATCGACCGAGCTTGTGATGGTGTGGCGTCCTCACCGGCACTGGCTGCCCAGATTGCAGCGATTCACGGACGGAAAGAAGGACGCACCGAGCTCCGCGAGAAAGCGATCCAGCTCGGCCGAGGCGAGGAAGCTGCCGATCTTGGTACCGCGCTTCATGCACTGGCTCACCGCCTGGAGACCGAACCCGGATTCCCCGTCCCGGAGCCTCACGCCTCTGACCTGGCGGAGTACCTCACGGCGCTGGATCTCGCGGGACTTCAATCCACCCACTTCGAGTGCACCATCTGCGCCGACGTGTGGCGGGCTGCTGGAACAGCCGACCGCATCTATCAGGCAACCAGGGAGCTTCGACTTCCTGATGGATCTGCCCTCGAGCCGGGGCAATCCGTCATCGGTGACCTCAAGACCGGCAAGAAGCTGACCTACAACGTCCCCGGGTTCTGCATCCAGATGGCGATCTACGCCGATGGGCAGTTCTACGACGTCGACACCGACGAGCGCTCACCGATGCCAGCGGACATGCGCCTCGACTGGGGGCTGCTCGTCCACCTGCCTGCCGGGCAGGCGACGTGCACATTCCACTGGGTCGATCTCGAAGTCGGGCGCACCGGCGCTCGCATCGTGCAGCTGGTCCGGGCGTGGCGCAAGCGAGACGACTACCTCGCCGAGTTCGTATTCCCCACGAGCGACGAGGTAGCCGTGCTCTCGTCGCCAATCTATGACCTGGAGCATCCAGTACTCGACGAACCAGAGGATTGGGCTGCCGACACCGAGGGGTGGACACAGGCGATGCGTCCGTGGGCGCAGGCCCGGATCAACGTCATCGGCACCCACGTCGAGGCGCGGGCGATGCTGCTGCGGCGCTGGCCAACCGACATCCCACCAATACGCGACGCCGAGCTGGATCACAGCCAGCTCTCGCGCGTCCTCGATCTGCTCGACTCGATCGAGTCGGCATATTCGCTCCCGTTCCCCGAGGGTGACCCCCGCGTGGAGTGGGATCGAGGACTGCACCGTTCCGAGGTGCAGCGAAACAATGAACCAAGGAGCAACGAAGCATGAGCAACGAGGCAGAGGAATTCTTCGCCGGATCGGCGAAAGCGTTCCAGTTCGAGAACATCGGCGACACCGTGATCGGTGAGATCGTCGAGCAGGTCAAGCGCCAGCAGACGTCGCTGTCGGACGGACAGAAGCTGTTCTGGGACGACGGTTCGCCGCGGATGATGCTGGTCATCACGCTGCAGACCGGTGATCACGAATCCGACGACGACAACGGCGAGCGCACCATCTACGTGCGTGGCGGCCGCTTCGAGGTGGCCAAGGGCAAGGGCTCGTCGATGAAGGACGCGATCTCCGATGCGCTGCGACCCGTGGGGCTGCGTGCCCCGCGCGTCGGCGACAAGCTGGCCGTGTCCTACACCGGCGAAGGCAAGGGCAAGAAGGGTTACACGCCGCCGAAGCTGTACACGGCGGGGTACGAGAAGGCGTCGTCGCAGGACGCGTCCGGCTTCTTCGACGAGGACTGAGATGCCCGGCGGTCGGCCTCGCGTCTACGTGAAGCGGACCTACGTCGAGTACCCGGCACCGACCGAGGTGCCGGGTACCGGCATCTGCCGACTGTGGCAGGGGGCGATCGACAAGGACGGCTACGGCGTGCTCAGCGACGCCAACCCGGTGCGCGGCAACTCGGGCCGCAGCGACAAGACGTACCCGCACCGCAAGGTGCGCGCCCACCGCTGGGTCTGGGAGATGGCCTTCGGCCCGATCCCGGCGGGCAAGGTCGTGCGCCACAAGTGCGACAACCGGCTGTGCTTCAAGCTCGAGCACCTCGAGCTGGGCACGGTGGCGGAGAACAACGCCGACGCCGCCAAGCGCGGACACGCCGGTCCGGTGCTGTCGTTCAAGCCGTCCGAGCTGGAGATGATCGTCGAGCTCAAAGAGCTCGGCTGGACCTACGAGCGCATCCGCAACGAGCGCCTGCCCGACCGCGCCCTCAGCTCGGTCAAGCGAGTCGGCAAGGTGGCTGCGCAGAACAAGGCGGAGGGACGAGACCTGTGGGAGTCGGCCCCGCCACCACCAGATCCAGGAGCAAAGTACGCCAGCTGGCGTGAAAGGAAACCGTCATGAGTGACACCCTGTTCGACCCCGATATCTACGGCCCCGGGTCGAAGAAGCGAACTGCTACGCGGGAGCGTAGCAGTTCGCGCGCATCGCTACCGGTCGAACCACACGAAGAACCGTGGGAGCTGATCCGCCAACGCGACGGCGTCGCGCCGTTCTTCCACGTGCCGCTGTCGACCAACCCCCTCGGGGCGACGGTGACGGCGTGCGGCCTGCAGGGCAACGCGATCACCAACGCCGGGGTAGCTCAGATGATCCGCTGCCCGGTGTGCGTCGTCGCCCTCGAGATGAGATAACCAACGAGGCCCCGGGCTGTTCCCCCGGGGCCTCGTTCAGACCTACGATCGCGGTTGCCGAATCCCAGGATCGAAAGGTGCACCTGCAATGCCCGACACTAGCAGCAACCCATTCATCGAAGCCCGCAATGCGGGACTCTCACCGATCCCCGTCGACACCAAGACGAAGCGTCCGCTCGTCGCCTGGAAGCAATACCAGGAGCACATCGCCGACTTCGACGAGCTGACCGAGTGGAACGGCTCGAACATCGGCATCGTCTGCGGGCGCGTCTCGGGACGGCTGATCTGCGTCGACATCGAAGGTCGCTGCCTGACCACGATGGGGTTCAAGGCGCTCAGCGATCGCCTCGACGACGAGCACCTCTACAAGCTGTTCGAGGCGATGATCTGGGGATACTCCGAGCTGACGCCGAACGGCGGCATGCACATCCTCGTCCGCATCGAGGGCAACGGCCCCTGCGAAGGCAACGAGAAGTTGGCGATGACCGCCGACAACCAGGTGCTCATCGAGACCCGTGGCGAAGGCGGTTACACGATCGTCGCCCCCTCGATGAACGGCGGCGTTCCTGGCTGGCGTCTCTACGCAGGCAGCCTCGACACGATCCTGTTCCTGACCAGCGAGGAATGGCGCGCGGTGAAAGCCGTGTTCTCGTCACTCGATGAACGCCCTCCGCCTTCACCACCGCCGCCACCGCCACCGCGCACCCCGACACCGTCGATCTGGCGGTTGTCCGAGGATTGGTTCGACGATGAAGTAGCCACGCTCCCCCCCATCGAGACCGTTCTCGAAGACCACGGCTGGCAGCGGACCGGGTCGTCGGACAGCTACGGCGAGCACTGGACTCGGCCGGGCAAGGACCCGCGTGAAGGGCACTCGGCGTCGCTCAACCACGACAGCCGCAGATTGTGGGTCCACTCGACCAACGCCGCGCCGCTGCCACCAGGTGTTTCCCTCGACAACCTCGACGTCATCCTGTGCTACGAGCTCGGGCGGATGCCGACCCGGCAAGAACGGACTGACTACATTGTCGCTCGCCGCAAGGGACGCCAGCCTGCCGCCCCGGCGGAGAGGCGGCAGGCGGCTGGCCAAGCGGCGGACACTCCGCCAGCTACTCCCAGTCTGAACCTCCCCGACGAGTTCTGGAACAGTCGGAAGTACCTTTCGCACATTCGCACCGCCGCGTTGGCCCGGCGGCTGTCGCCCGACGCCGTGTGGGAAGCGATCAAGTGCTTCTACGCAGCGACGATCCCGTGGAACCACCGCCTGCCCAACGACGGGACGATGGACTACATGTCGATCATCGTCGGCAACTCGGGGACGGGCAAATCCTCGGCGAAGCAGGAGGCATACAACCTGCTCGAGGGGATACGCGACATCGACCCCCTCGTGTGGTTTCCGGTTCCACCCGGCTCAGGCGAGGGGATGACAGAGTTCTACCTGAACAAGGACCGCGAATCAGAGAACCGCTACATCCGTCGAGGCGTCGGCTTCTACTCCGACGAGGGCAAATGGCTGCTCGATGTGGACAAGCGCACTGGCAACACGACGATGCAGATCCTCAAGTCGGCCTGGTCAGGCGAGCTGACCGGCAGCG